GAACTATGTAAACGATTAGAACTATTAGAACAGGAGGTGTAGTATGACTAAAAAGAAACCAATAGAAGTTAATAAAATTATAAACTTAAATAAACAAGATACTAAAACACTATTGCAAATATTAGAAAATCTAAGAAGTATAAATGCTCATACAGATGATAAGTGTCCAATAGACTATGACCAAGTATGTCAGTTAGATGCTATGGAACATCAAATTGCTAACATGGTAGGTGCTGAGGTCACGTGTGAACATGGGCATTATTCTAGGTGGAGTGGTTCATATGAATATAAATAAATTAGTAGACGAGTACTATTTATCTAGTGATTACAGTATGTTAGCAGTAAAAACTAAAGTAGATTATTCAAACTGTTTAGCTATAATGTTAGGTACTAAAGTTAATAGCACTAGTATTTGTACAACTAATGTCAATAAAATGACAGGTGCATTAGCTAGGCAATCGTATGAACTATGGCTAAAACGTGGCATTTATATGGCAAATCATATATGTGCTACCTCTAGGAAAGTTTATTCATTTGGAATGGAGATGGGTTATGCTGAGAGCAATCCATTCTCTACTTTTAAGTGTAAGGTTACTAAGCCTAGAAAAGTTACATGGACAAAAGATCAGATCATGCAACTATTAGATTTCTGTTACTCAGATTTTAGATACAGGAGTATGGGTTTAATTGTTCAGATGGCATATGAATGGTGTCAGAGGGTAGGAGATATGAGGTTATTAAAGTTTACCTCAATAGATTTTGACAAGGGTGTATTGAACTTAGATCAATCCAAAAGAGGTGCAACAGTTCATCTGCCTATTAGTGAGGATTTACTTGCAATGCTTATACAACAGAGAAATGACTATGACTTTCAAGAATATGTTGCACCCTCTCCAAAGGCGATTAGAGGAGCATACAAGCCCTATACTCTTACTAGGCTATCATTGGTAGCTAGAAATGCTATGACATCATGTGGATTGCCTGATGAACTACGGATAGCTGATCTAAGGAGAACAGGTACTACAGAAATGGTTGAAGCAGGAGTGTCTATGGGTCAGATTATGGCAGTTACAGGTCATGCAAATCCACAGTCTGTGAAACCATATATGAAAAATACTTTAGATTCTGCAAAAAATGCATTGACAACTCGTAAAATGTATGCTATAAGCACAGATAACGTGCCGAGCAAAGAACATATATAACATATAAGTGGATATTTAAATGAATATATATAACTATGTAAGTGACTTACAATTAAGTGTTGGAGAGAGTAAACGATTTAACTGTCCTAATTGTAATGGGTATAAAAGTTTTACTGTCACCAATAATATGGGTACACTTTTATGGAACTGTTACAAGGTGACTTGTATTATGTCAGGTTCAGCACGAATAAGATTATCAGTAGATGATATAAGAGATGCTATTGACCCTCGTGTATTAGATGATGACATAAATGATTTTGTATTGCCTGAGCATATAGTACCTCATAACAATAGACCTAACGTAATGGCATGGTGTAACTCTTGGGGTATTGATACAACTAAGATAGAGTTATACTATGATGTTAAAGAAGATAGAGTAGTATTTCCTATAATCCATCACAAAATGGTAGATGCTACAGGCAGATCACTTGGTAAGAAATTACCTAAGTGGAAAAGATATGGAAAGAATAGCTTGCCTTTCATTCATGGTAATGGTAGGGTGGCAGTAGTTGTTGAGGATTGTGTAAGTGCAATCGCAGTAGGTAATGAGGTATATGCAGGGGTAGCAGTGTTGGGTACATCATTAACAGAAGCACATAAAAGATACCTTATGCAATTCTCAACTGCTATAATAGCACTAGACCCTGATGCATTACCCAAAACACTTTCATTCGCAAAAGAACTAAGAGGATACGTGAATGATGTAAAGGTGCTACGATTACAAGATGACTTGAAGTATAAGAAAGAACGTGACTATGAAGAACTAAAACTAATAACCCCAAAGGAGTAACCAACATGGAATTATCACTAATAAGAAGTCTTATGGATAAGCCCTTTTATGAAGATAACAGAGGAGCTAAGTGTCCTGATAGACTATTCAGTAAAGACGTAAGGAAGATTAAGACTGCCATAGATAAAGCTATGGATACATATGAGAGAACAGTAACACCTGATGAGATTGAAGCATTGTTTATGTCTAACAATCCATCAATGACTACTGCACAGAAACAGGCATACTCTAGTTTGTTTCTACAGATAAAGAAGGAGCAACCTCTTGGAACGGATATTGCACAACAAGTATTGTCTAAGTTATTTCAACAGGTTGTTGGGGAAGACATTGCTAATCTTGGCTTTGACTACGTTAATGGTACTAAATCCACGCTTGAACCTCTTCGTGATGTTCTTGAGTTATATGGGGATGATTTTACCCCTAACCTAAAAGTTGAGTGGGATGACATTAGTATAGAAACATTGCTTGAGAGGAATGATCTTGAAGCTAGGTGGACATTTAATATACCTTGTCTAACTAGAAAGGTTGAGGGTGTTAACTCAGGTCATCTGATTGAGGTGGGTGCTAGACCTAACACAGGTAAGACATCTTTCCATGCTAGTTTGATTGCTAGTCCTAATGGGTTTGCTCATCAGGGTGCTAAGTGTATCATCTTATGTAACGAAGAAAGCTATCACAGAGTTGGTGTTCGTTACCTTACTGCATCAACAGGTATGCAGGTTAAAGATATAACTAAGAATAAGCAGGATGCCCTACACAAGTATAAGCCTGTGTTTGAGAACATCAGAATAAGAGATGCTTCCAATAGAGACATGGCATGGGTAGAGAGTGTGTGTAAGGCAGAGAAGCCTGACATCCTCGTGCTTGACATGGGAGATAAGTTTGCAACTACAGCAGGTTTCTCTCGACAAGATGAAGCACTAAAGGCAAATGCAATATATGCAAGACAGATAGCTAAGACTTATAACTGTGCAGTATTGTATATGTCTCAACTTTCTGCTGAAGCAGAGGGTAAGATTGTATTGAACCAAGCTATGATGGAAGGCAGTCGTACAGGAAAAGCAGCCGAAGCTGACCTAATGATTTTGATTGCCAAGAACCCTGTAGTAGAGGGTCAAGATGAAGAAGATTCGCAACGACACTTGAATGTTGTGAAGAATAAACTGTCAGGTTGGCATGGCACAGTTCATTGTGAGCTTGACTATATGACAGCGAGGTATGAAGCATGAAGCTAACACTAGATGTAGAGAATACTGTTACTCATAGGGGTGGTAAGTTACACCTTGACCCATTCGAGACGGATAATAAATTAGTTATGGTTGGATGTTTGACAGATTCTAATGAAGAATACCTATTCAATATGGATGATGGTGTATCCCATAAAGAGGAGATACAAAAGTTACTAGACGAAGCTACTATATTAATAGGACATAACATAGTACACGATTTACTGTGGTTATGGGAGTGTGACTTTACATATGATGGCTCAGTATTTGATACGATGCTAGGAGAATACGTCTGCCAACGTGGACAGAAGCAACCCCTATCACTTGAAGCCTGTGCTAATAGATATGATTTAGCCACCAAGAAGCAAGACACTATGAAAGAATACTTCAAGAACCATGTTCCTGTAGACGAGATACCTAGGGATGAATTGTCTGAGTATCTATCTGCTGACCTACACTCAACGCAACAATTATCAGACGTTATATATAGAAGACTCAATACAAAAGAGTACTCAGGTCTTATGGACACAGTGTTGCTGACTAACAAGGTAGCACTTACATTGGCTCGTATATATCAGAATGGTTTTAGTGTTGACATAGATAAGTTGAATGAAGTTAAGGAAGAGTTTGAGCAAGAGAAGTCTGACATAGAGAAGAGACTTAACAGGCAGGTGACTAACCTTATGGGTGATACACCAATCAATCTCAATAGCCCTGAGCAAATGTCTTGGGTTATCTATAGCAGAAAGCCCTTAGATAAATCTATGTGGGCTAATAGCTTTACTCCTTATATGGATAAGGCAGACTACAAGCAGACTGTTGCTACTAAATCTACAGTAGTATACAAAACTAAGGCAGAGATGTGTAACACCTGTTCAGGCACAGGCTATGTAAGAAAGGT